AGTTGTTGCTTTACTTAATACTGCATCGTTTGCTGAATAGAGAGCACATTTAATTGCATTGCCTGCAGGCGTACTACCTGAAGCATTTAAACAATGTCCTCCCTGTAAAATTTCTTCTTTGAAGCTGTTACAAATTTCCGATACTATGGCCATAATTTAATCCTATTGAGGCGGAGATTCGATGGGTATCCTGATGGTACCATCTGTATAATCGTCTCTACGTCTTCTTCCAATTTGCTCTGCAGCAAATTTCTCTAGTTCTTGTTTATACTTGTTTTCATAAAGTGTCAACATGTCCATTGGGCCTTTTAAAAATCCATAGGCCTCAACTAAAGTGGCATATAAAAGGCCATTTGGAAAATTTTGACTTATATAGGTTCCACTAGTATTTGTTACCAAACTAGTGGGCATAGCGTTAAAATGGGTTTGAAAGGTATAGGCTGCATCTGGCACAGGAGCAAACATATAGCGTCCTGACGTCGTATCACTCACAGCCGTGGCTCCTCCAAATTGAGCATAATATTTAGGCAATCCTCGTGGAGGACTCGTAGCCGTAGAAGCTTCTACATACTCATTTAAAAAGGTTTGATCTCGTTTAATCAACCAATTATTAGCTCCAGTAATAGTTCCATCGGTTGCGGTATAAACTTGAATACCCCGAGTAAACAAACATCCTGCCGGACAGTTAATCGTTTGTTGACCTGTGACTAAACTTCCGGATTGTTGTTTTCGATACGCATCAATAGGAACATCACGCAGCATTCTAAATTCTGCATTTTCTATAAATCTGCTTAGAATAGCACCAGTTAATACATTTGAATCTACTTCAGTATAACTTCTAATGTCAGCTTCTAATGCTGAAAGTGTATATCCTGCCATTATGCTCTAGTGTTAACCGGACCTGCAAAGGCCGGAAAACCTCCTCCTGTTCCTGCAGCCGAAGCTGCAGCATTTAATATAAACGTATAAGAATTATCGTCAACCTTAGTAATGCTGTAAGTCCCTCTCACCGTATCGCTCGCTGAATGGGAAGAAGCTGTCGTCCCTAAAGGTGCCAGGTCATAGGTTGGAGCGGATGTACCCCGGGTTAAACCCGACAAGACTCCTGTGCCTGTATTATTGCCTGTGTATTGAATGGTTTCATTAGAATTCGATCCCGGTTGAATAACAATATAACCCGTTGTTGGAAAGGCCGTTGAATCCGTTAAGGTTAAAGTCGTCTGTGTTGAAGTAATAGGATAAACCAATGTGGTTTCCATTAAAAAAATTGCTGCTGTAACGCCTCCGGTCGCTCCCTGGACATTGGTAAAACTGACCGCGTCTCCTGTCGAACGTCCATGATCCGGTTGATTCACCGTTACCGTTGTTGAAGCCGCCGTTGTGGTAAAAGGATTATTGGGTAGAATCGTTGGAGTATAAAACTCCGTTCTTGGAGTTCGTGCCTGCTGCAAGGCCTGCGGATCAGCGCCCACGGGTCTCGGATTTAATTGAGGTTGTTTAATTTCAAATTCAGAAATATGAACCCATGCACCCGTCCATTCTCTAACCATTTCGATATAAGGAAAGGCTACTCCGGATCTATCCGAAATAGAGAGGGCTCTTTTTCCTGTTGCAAATCTTGACGCCATTATGTGACCTCAGGATAATAAGCTTTAGGTGTAATATAGGTACTAGCTGCAGAACCATCTTCTGATAATGCTCTAGCAAATTCATCTTCGTATAATAATTTTAATTCTTGTGTTCTTTGCGGAGCATATTTCATGGATAAATAAAAAGCTAATCCAGAAACCATTGGAGGTAAAAAACGATATGGAAGATCCGTAGCATCGGTATAAGTGGAATCCACATCTTGAATTCTTTTTACAAAATAAAGATTTAAATAATTCGCCGCTGCGGTAGCATCCGGAATAGGATAGATCGTTACTTGGACCTTATCAATAAAACGTTGAACCCACCATTGACTTGGAGTTCCTTGACCTAATTTATTAGCCATCGCGGAATAAGTATCTCGACTAATTTTAGTTAAACCAATATCTGATTGAGCTGTTAAATTATAGTTGGTTCTATAAGTACAATTAAGAATGTCGGTAATACCATAAATATTAGTCGTAGGAGCGGTTACCGCCTGAGGAGGTTCACCTCCACCAGGAACATCTCCTGAATCTCGGTAAAAAGTATATGTGCCTGATCCTTCTGCTGTCGCATCAGCATTAGTAGTCGAGCCTTGAATTAAGTTAATATTGGTATTTCCGATTTGCCAAAAATGGACACCTCTATTTCCCCATTCTTGAAAAAGAATATTTAATGATCTTCTTGCTGAATAAAGTTGATGACCTGCGGTGCCAACTAAACCAATACGTTCGTACGCATCAGCAATGATTTCGTCAATCGCAAAAGTTTGATCAAATGTGTATGTACCTGAGGTAGTATTTGCCATATGAAATACCTACCCGTCATAAAACAACGTGAGCTGATCTGTAACATCCAATGTATAAGTTATATGCAGACCGGCATCAAATTTGACCCCATTATCAGGAATAATCACGTGAGAGGAAAAGTTTGCTGTTCCATTCGTTCTATAATCAAATAAAGAAGTTCCTGATTCTGAAGTGTTTCTGAATGAAACATCTCCAGCGGTTCCTCCACTGATCATGATTAATCCTCTTAATACTGTACGTCCTGCAAATACTGTTTGTCCACAAGAACTTCCAAATCCTACGCTAATATTTGCTGAAGGTTGAGCACTTACCGTCATGGACTTGATAACAGAAAATAAAGTCGTTGCTGATTCGGTTGTCGCTGAGCCTGGTAAAGTTATAACTTCTGTCGTTCCGCTCGCGACTCCATCGAGTCCTGTACCCACGACCGTTAAAGTAATAGTGCTTTCATTAGCCAAAGTTGTAACTGAAATGTTTCTCGCACCACCATTATGGGTTGACGCTAATTCTATAGCAGCTAAAGTACATGCAGCTGTTGGTCGAGCCACGGTTACCCAGTAATTAGCACTGATTGCTATTTCATCACTTATAGTTAAAGACTTCACACTTACGTGTTGCATAAATTTTATCTCCTAATCTTATAAAGCTCCCGAAGGAGCTTTATAATTATGTTTCTTAGTTAGTCCCGTTATTTTTCTGTAACCATGTACATTGAATAACGCTTACGCCTGTTGTAATTGCATCATCTGTTGCTGCAGTCATGACCAGTATTTTTTCACCTGGAAAGCCTGCTGTGTCACCATTTGATACGTTTAATTGTTGTGGTACTAAAGCAACCGCTTGAGGAAGTGCTGTACCGCCAGAACTATTAGCTACAGCAATGTCGAATAAACCAACTGCCTTTGCATCTAGCGTAGTAGTGAAATAATTGTCATCCATACTATCAGTCAACGAACCGGCTGCTTGCGTCACATTAGATCCAAATTCAACATCAAAACCTGCTGTATCATACGCTGTATGATTCATTAGGCTCAATGTTAAGATTCTAGACTGTGCCGGAATAACAATGTTATTCGCCAAGTTCTTAGACGCACTTGTAGCTGTTTCAGCTGCACCACCTGCTGCTGATCCTGGGATTATATTGAACAGGGATCTCATAGGCCAGGATGTTTTTCCTGCCACACGAATACCCATTGATACTGCTCCCACACTTACTATGTCGCTTACCACCGAAGTTAGCGTTTGATATTGCTTCGCTGAATAAACCACAGTCGCATTAGGTCCTGTCAGATCTTCAGTTTGGACATAGCCATTACAATCAGTGCCTGTAATAGTGAATGTCAGAGCTCTCTCATCTCCTGTAGATGTAAGACTGACTTCAGTTGCTGGAACCACTCCAGCTTGATCCAAGCCGCTTACACTTGTGCCTGCTACAGATTCTAACGTCAGAGTAACAGTCCCAACGGGATTGTTAACTGCTGTTGCTAGTCTATCTGTATCGAGTGTTTTATTCCAATAGCCAAAGCCCATATAGAAAGAAGCACCGTTCACTAAAAACTGAGCGTCTCTTACATGTTCAGGACTATTGTCTTGATTTCTTCCAGTCGTTATCGGACCAGAAAAGTTTGTTTTTGCCATAATTATATCCTCCTAGTTAATGTAGATCTAGTCTCTAGGCCGTCGACTATACGCGTCT